TGTGCTGTAACTCTCCAATAACCCATTATCTTAGGTGAATGTGGGTCACCTTGTACATCGGTATATCGGTGATGTTTACGGTGTTGTGCTACCCAAGGCTTTGCAACAACGCCATCAGTCAACCAAAGATAAAGTCGAATTACATGAGCAAACACAGGATTTAAAACAAAATGTCTATGCGTCAGGTACCTGTGTAAATATAACGAAACAAAAGTAATCGTTAAATGAGTGGTAAGAAAAGCATAAACATAAATGTTCATTCTACTGTTTCTACTTTTGCTTTTCCGTAAACTTCAACACCTTCGATTTCACCAACAACCTCACTTACAACTTTAATTGGAATAATTTTCTTCTTAGCATCTTCTTTGTGTTCAAAGATTGTACCAAAAATATCTTGGCGATCCAATGGCAACTCATCATTTTTGATAAGAGTCGGAATATAACCTGTAATGGCGTGAATTGCTAATGCAAACAATGAAATGTTATCGGAATAGGCATTGGCACAAGAAATATCCCAAAACTTTTTATCTAAAAACATACAAGCACCTTTGCAGATGTGTAATACAGGACAACTAGAACATTCTTTACGATTTGACCAGTGCGTAGAAGATTTAATTTCTACATCATCATAATTATCTAATGTACCACCAAGATGTGATTCTCCATTTTTGGAAGTTTCTAATGCGCTGACATTTTGACAGGTCATTACATTGCCCCTAAGGTCAATAGCCAATGTGTGTTCATCATCCATACCACATTTTTGACCAAGATACTTTGCATCAGAATGAGATAAAATACTGTAAACCATTCCGTTAATTTTACCTATGATATTAACAAAATTGATTCGACCTTGTGTGCTATAAATGTCTACAAAAGAAGTTTTACGATACTCAAAATGTTCTTGCTTTGTTTGTAGTGAGTTTGTAATGCCATCTTCATCGTATGCATCTACAATACCGCCTTCGCCTAATTGAATATTCGGATCACCAATCATATCAACGAACCAATCATAAACTGCCTTACGACTTTTATTCTTTGAGTTCATCATTGGATTGAAACTAATACTTTTTTTCAATCGTGTCATCATACGATAAAAACCAATCAATCTTTTCTTTTGTTCTGGATCATCAAATGGATCCGGACCACGAACAGGTTGACCAGGTCCATCGTGTGAGATTGATACAGAAAAGTTCATCATCATCAACCAATCAATAATCTCATCGCTTAAAATAGAACCATTAGTGATTACAGAGAATTGAGGCTTTCTTTTCCAAGTAGTAAATTTTTCTTTGAGTGCTTCTGCTAAAGGTTTCATGGTTTTCCAATAAACAAATGGTTCACCACCCCAAAATTCAACTTTTAGACCTTGCTCTTCATTGAACTCCAGCACTTCAAGTTTTTCTAAGAAGGCATCAATATCTTTTTTACTGGTTTCTTTTGGTCGTTCAACAAACTTTTGTGAACAATAATCGCATGAGTAATTACAACTTAAACCCATTTGGATTTTAAGATGTGTAATTAGTTTTGATTTTTTTAGTGGATTATTTTTATCGAATGCAACAAAAGGTTTTGAATTTTGTTGTTGAGTTTGTGGGTATTCAAAGACAAAGCCTGTTTCATCTTTTAATACGTTGGTCATGTTGTCATAATAAAAGATTTTTTTATCATTCGCATTTTTCTCTGCGTGTATCTCAAATAACATTATGTGTCCTAATCTTTGTATTTAAATTCCATTTGCTTGTATTTTTCAAATTCTTTCACCTGTTTAACATATTCTATTAGTTCTTGCCTGATTCTGTCCTTGTTTTGATATTCATAGTAGAGTCTTTGTTGTTTTGACATTCCTCTTTTATTACTCATCGGCATCCTTTACTAAAAGATTATTGTATTACCACTCCCTCGGTGCTTTGGTCTTATGACCATCTTTAATTGTATTCTGTCCTACACTTTCTTTCATACGACCGATTACATACTTCTCAAATGCTGAATCGGCTTTACCAATGCCTGGAACAGATAGGCGCATACCATCAGAATAAACAGGATAGTTTTCTGCGTAGATATGAATTTCTAAATGGGGATTGTCTAACTTGAATTGGTCGAGAACGGTATAAGACATACGATGTTCTTCGACCTCATTCGTATTCTTATTCATAAAAGTATATGTTGGCATTAATAAGTCAATCCTAGTTCTTGGTTAGTATCGTGTAATTTTTGCATCATCATTTCATTAAACCATTGTGGTCTATTCCTACTATTTATCTTACCTTTCCATGACCACAAATGTTGTTTATTCATCACATAATAATTATGGTATGATTTTAATGGATCACCAGATACTTTACATTCATCAGGCATGGCAGGTGTGGGACCAGTAAATGATTTATTTGGAATGTTTTTTGGTGTATTGAAGAATAATTCTTTCAGAAGGCCACTAGATTCTACTTTATGAATCTTGCCATAACGATAGGTATATTCTTTGCAACAGGCTTGTAGTAATTTACTTAGCCAAATATAGTTTGAATCGGATTGGCGACACCAGATAGCTGAAGGATGATTAACATGAGTAGCGGAATAAAGCACTTGCTCACGCTCATCAGAGAGAACATAACGCTTTTGTTGGCGACCAGACTTAGATAAACCAGTAGTAAGAACACCGTCAAGAACACGGTGGGCAGTAGAAAGTAATTGTGCATATTCGAGGATCATCTTCACGCAGTGTTTATCAACGTGCATTTCGGCACATTTGATAGGGTCATGGTCTAAGTAAAATATATTCATAATGTAAGTATACTACAATCAAGGTTAAATGTCAATACTTCCAATCGGTACAATACCCGTGCTTCTTCAACTTCTGTAAACCCTTTTCACAACGGTCGCCTATATCTGTCCTATACTGCGGATCATTTCCTAATTTAACCATTTTGACGTGTTTATAGGCCATGTTTTTGGCCTCACTAATTGTTTTGCCGGTTCCGGTTAACACTATAATGTAGGACCCAGCCGACCCAAGTTCTGGAATATTCTCACAAAATTCGCCATCAATCATCTTAACGGTGTTTGACAATTTCATTTCGCATGGATGTAAATTCTCCGGTGGAATATCATCTGTCAATACAGGGAAATCCAAATATTCTTCTTCTTCACGCTTGTTGAATGGGAAATCGGCATTGGCCATTACAACGCCAACACAAGTGCCGTATTCAACTTCTAAAGTGTTTTTGCCTTTGACGCAATCAAGCATCCATTCTGCTGGGTCACCTTTCATTAAAGGTTGCATAATGTTCCACATTGGATAACCTGGTCTTGCAGTCCATTCCATTGGCCATGGTGTACCATCTTTTTCATCAATGATACAATTCATATCGAGCATACCAACATAACCAATCTTCTTCAATTCTTTTTCCATTGGTTTCATTAGAATGTCAGCAATTTTGGATTCTTTGGTTGTACGGATTACTGTACCCATTTCACCTGTATTCACACCTAGGTCGCCATTCATTTGCTTTTTGAATTCCCAACCTTCAAACCAAAAATCCATCCAACCGGCAGGACCAAATATGCCCGTGCAAGCAATTTCTGTACCTGCTTTAAACTCTTGTAGAATGAAATAAGGAGAACCCTTACCTTTTTCTTTACGCTTTTGTAAGAAGCCAATTAAGTCTGCTTCGTCTTTGGCAACATAAGAGAGTGTCTTATCTTCTTCTTCGCCACATGGTTTGCAAACATAACGCTTTGGATTCTGCTTAATGAAATTGATAGCAGCATCATAGTTTTTAAATTCGTGAGAAGGAATAATTGGACCACCGAATGCCTTGATGACATTCTGGCCATACATACGATCCAATTCTAATTTTGCGGCTTTTTTACCTGGTCCGTAGACTGGATAACCATCATCAATTAGTGCTTGAATCTCATCCATAAACTCTAGGTTGTCTGCGGAGAAGATTAAATCTGCGACCTTGACATATGGTCTCCAGTTCTCAACTTTATCAACCAAACCTTGTCCAATGTGCGAGGCACGACTTCCTTTGGTATAGAGTTTAACAGTATGACCAGCTGCAATACAACGGAGGCACCAATCGAGAGTAAGACCGCTGGGGTCAATGACTAGAATAAGCATGAGAATCCTAATAAAGGTTGAATAATATCTCTTTATTTATTCTTTTGGGACTGGTGTTCCTGTGAATAGTTTTTCGGTGTATTCGTCTAAATCAAAATCCAAATCAATATTCCTATTGAAGGTCAGATGTTTGTTATTATCCAAATAACCAGAAGATTGTAAAAATTTGGTCATATTGTTCAAAATATTGACCAAATCATCACATTCAAATTCATGACGAATTTTGGATGAACCAATAGAAGCAATAGGTTCATCCTCACAAATTAATTTAAATTTGCTCATAGTGTAGGAATATTACCTAGAATATCACCAACAGGTGCCTTTTCTTTGATTACATTCTTGCTACGGCCATTGACACGAGCAATATCTTCAGCAGATACTTGTTGCATTGCAAATTGCTTGAATAATGGATAAGAATCTTTTACTTTCATTGAACGCTTGCCACCTACTGCTGCAGCATCAGGAAAGAATAATTCACAGCCGCCTGCACGCAATGGTGCAACTTCCATGACAGAATCCAAATTAATAATAACTTTACAACCTTTTTCTACATCATCTACTTCAACGAATAACGCCATTTTTACTCTCCTTTAGGTTCACGAATTTTGGCCAACTTAGCATTCTTCTCAGCAACTTCTGCTTGAATTACCATTTTTTTCCAATGACCACGCTTTTCTCCACGCAGGTTTGAAAGTATCCGCTTGGACTCTTTACTTAGGCGAAAATCTTTAGTGGTCATTTGCTTCCTTTATCACAATCTTCAACACGAATTAAATATACAGTATTCACAGCAGGTCGAACAAAGAAACATTCACCTTTAATATTCCAGATTAGATGGTTCTGAATACCACCTTTGTATTCTTTCAAAGGCGGATTAACATATTCAACCATAGCAGCAATAATTGCTACGATAAAACTACCGATGATAATGCCAATAAACCAACCAAATACATTGATAGCTTTAATCTTTTCAGACAACACTTTAAACATGAAAAATTCCTTTATGAATTAGATATAACAGGCTAACACAAAATACCGAGAGAGTCAATAGAAAAATGGTAAACTTGATAGAAGTTTCACGGAAATGTTCCACTTCCAACTCAAGCATATCTTTCTGTGCCTCTAACATATAATTGTCGGGGTCATTCATCAATTCAATTGTTTTCTTTACGCCATCCAATGATTGCTTGGCCTGCCAAAGATAATAATAAGGTATCATTTTAATCCCACAAGTTTTCGTAATATTTACCAAACAACAAAAATCCTTTTGCCTTTCTGTCGTTGTGTGCCTTTAGACCTTTGCGGTCAACTTTAACTTTTTTAATCTTTTCTTCAAAAGGCAAACCTTCACAATCTGTATGGTCAAAGAATTCGCCAGTATCATCATCTTTTAATTTCTGTTCAAACGCCCAAATCATTTCATCGAGAATATAATCCCAACGCTTGAAATGGTTATCATCAGTATCCCACTCATTTTCTTTTGGCGGTGCTGATGTGCTTCTTAATTCTTTTGGCACATCCTTATCTTCTGTAAAAGGTGCGCCATGCTTAGTTTCTTGTAATTGCTTAAGCATTGGCAGAATAATATAAGCCAATGTATAATCCATTGAGTAAGTATCATAGTGGTCAACTTTAACATAACGAATGGTTGGACTGAATAGTTTACGGACAAACTGCAATGCTTCGCAGAATGGAGTTAATACAATAACCCATCTTTCAATCATTGGCTCATCATAATTAATCTCACGCCAAAAGATTACTTTCTCCAAAATTGTATATGGAGAAAGCCATGTATTTGGGTAACCATTCAGGTATACTTTCATTTCTTTGCCTTTTTTGTTTTACACATACACCAACTAGGCAACTTGCCACATTTGGTACAATATTTTGATTTTGTTTCACCAAAGATTTTATCGAATTGTTTATTGAATTCTTCTTTTGGTATAGCATATGGTCTTGCATTGCTACCTTTACCGCCATCACTCATTGTTATAACCTTCAGCCCAAGTTATTTTTGGATTATCTCTTTCGTATAATTCAACTAAATCTTTTAAATTCCACATAAAATCAGTTTCAAATGTATCTAACCATTTACCAAATCTACCCCAATCTTCAGCAAGCATTGGTGATAAACCAATCTCGTCACCATACGGTCCTAAATCTTCACCACGACAATCAATACGACCTGCGGCATAAGTCCACAACGGAAGATTTTTATCTTCGTACCATTTCTTATTGATTGGTCCCATCCAATTGATTGAATATCTTACAGTCATTTATCCTTTTAATGCACAATATAGAATTATAACAATAATTAGTATAATAGGCAACCAATCTCGCAAAGTCATTGGTTCATTACTAGGTAATTTTGGGGGAGTCGGTCGTAACATATTTAACCTCTCTCAGGATTTTCCATGTACCATTTCTTGGTTTCTTCATCCATTGCATTTCGATATTCTACTTCATCCAAAAATACTTTGCGAACAAAATCTGGTATATGATGTTGTGTTTCAATAATTGCTTCAATATGTTCGGTACTTAATGTTTGTAGTGGTTTGTATTCTATTGGTTGCCTGCCATCTTTACCTCTGGTGCCCCAACAAAATGCTTCACGAATCTTTTGATGCGGGTCATCAGTATAAACACACATATCTTTAGCTGGCACCTTATTAACAGTACCACGGCGATATTCAAAACCACCATCAATGAAATAAGTTTCACCATTGGCATCAACATGACTTACAAAATCATGGCGATGTTTAGAATGTAAGATAGTGCCGTCAGGAGTTTGAACTCTTTGTGCAATTAATCTTGGTTCCATTAGTGTACCACCTTTTCATCATCTTCGTCATCTAAAACATTTTCTGGTGATTTTAATAATTGTAAGAAATCTTCACGATAATCACCCATTTTAGCCAACCATGTCAATCGTGCCAATATAACGGCAGTCAGGTTCAAAGGAGGAATTTCATATGTAGTTACCCACTTAATCAAAGCATTATCAATATCTTCCGATAAATGCTCGAGCATTTCATCTTCTTTACTCTTTGCCATTACCTGCCTCTTTCCAATCTTTTTGACAACTTTCTTTAGTTGCGTGTTCGCTATATTTCAAACAATCTTCAATGAACTCAGCGGGCGCCACATCAGCAGATACTACGCCAGCAGGTGTAGAAGCCATAGAGGTTGCCTGTGTTGGTGATAAGAATACAAATAGAATAGCAAATATACCAGCACCAATTGCAATCAATCGCCAATATAAACCGACCAACACGACAGCAAGGCCACCAACAATAATGATTTGCAGTATTTTGGTAGTTAAACCATACTCAGAAAGGTTATTCAATAGTTCCATTTTCAATCTCAATAAGCATCGCAACGCACATCAACTGGCACCAATACTTTGCCACCTGTATCAACTTTTTGTGCAACATATTCAGTAGTAGGTCTCAAGCGTGCACGCATACACTCACGAGCTGCATTGATAACTTCATTGCGACCCATTACCTCAGGTCCATCGTAACCTTTTACCTTGTATGTTGGTGCACCAGCACAAGCGGTAAGCATCAACAATAAGAATAATGCCAGTTTAGTTTTCACTTTATTTCTCCATAATATAAGATAATACTTCTTTTGCTTCTTTCAAATCGGACTTCTCGACTGCTGAATCAACATAATCAAGCTGTCTTGCGTGCAAATAATTTGCTACTCGCAATGTATCCATATATCTGACTGCTTGTTCTAAATCGGTAAATCGTTTGCCTTGAACGGTATAAATTTTCATTTACCAGTATCCACTTTAACAGATACATTCTTAACAGTTTCAATACCACGGTCTAATGTTTGTGCGATGCCGGTAAATCCCATTGTAGAAACCATAAAACCTAAAATAAAACCAATAATAAAATTAAACATAATCTTCCGCCAATACAATATACTCAATATACAAATTATCCAATTCTTCATCGGACTTCTTAATCAATGAATCGGTAGTAAAACCTTTCATTGATAACATCAAAATAATATCACTACGACTAATATGATCCATAAAAAACTCCTCGCCAATTAAGAGGCCATTATAACACATGGGTGGATAGTGTCAACCGAACTGTTGTTCCTAGGCAACACAAATCAACTTACCAATACCAACATACTCCTCAATAGCGTGTTTTAACTGCTTAGGAGACGCCTTAGGTGCAATGAAAGTATAATCGAGAGCGGGATTCACATCGCTATCCGACAGCACCTTATTCAAGTATAGGATCGCCTCACGAGCATCATCAAATTCTTTCATGCCGGTATTATTAAACAATTTTGGTTTTGCAATATATTTCATTTGTTATTTGCCCTAATAAATGATGGTTGTCCAGCACCAGATTCAAAATTCTTGCCTGCGCCATAACCTTGGGTTTCAGCAATCAACTGCTCACGCAATGCGGCACATTCTTCATTGAGCATTTTGTTTTCTTTCACGGTGTCCATATAAACAGTTTCAAATAAAGTCCACAGTTTATTAAACTTCACATCATACGAATTCGCAATACCAAGAATATGGTTAGAAATGCTATCCATATCATTCTTTACCCAGCCTTCAAATAAGCCTTCATCAAGCTCTTTTAAATCATCAACAACAAACCAACATTTTGTAATCTGTTGTTCAAAATCAAATCTATCGCTCATAATATTCCAATAAAAAGGTGTCACCGACTTATGGGCGTTTCACAACGAGCCTGCGGTGACGAGAGATTAAGCTGTTACTGTTTCTTGTTTGGTTTTAACCAATGGTGCAGTTTTAACTGGACCTTGGTAACGACCATTAGCATCAAACTCGGTGTAATTCACCAATTGATACGCCTGAACTTTACGGCCATTCTTGATAACTTTCACAATGCCGCCATCTTTGCGAATATTGTAAATGTTGGTTGACAGGCGATACAGAACGCCTTCTTGGTCGGTACCTTTGAATACGGTAGCGATTTCATCAGGTGTTACTGGTTTGCCAGATAACAATACTTGAGTGATTTTCTCATGACGGTTCACTTTACCTTTACGAACTGTTAAAGCCATTGTAATACTCCTAATCAAATTAATAATAAAAAAACTTCTCACAAACTACACCATCGATTATACAGGTTCAGGTTGCTTTTGGCAACCATCCTCTGGTTGTTTACCACAATTATAATGGTATTTGAACATTAGTAGTGTCAGCCAAACTGGTAGCAGTATTAGCAGGTGATTCTACCGATGCATCAACTTTAGAATACAAATCAAGGAATGCCAATTTGGTTTCTTCGTCAAAACGATTCACACACAAGGTGATTGCCTTCATGCGGTCTTTGAAGATGCCATATGCTTTGGCAATATGTACCAGACGGCGGGTAGAGATAATCTCATCAGTAGCGCCTTCTTGATACGATTTGCGAACAACATCAGCCCATTGGCAAAGGTTATCAACAAAATCCTTGTCATCAAGCAATGGTGACAGAATCTTTTTCTCGGTCTTGGCATCAGGATATTCTTGCTCGACAGTAATTGGAAAACGTTCTAAGAAAGCATCATCAAGAATTTGCGAGAGATATTTGCCTTCATCACTACCACGGCCTTTTGTATTGGCAGTAGCAATGATTGTGAAGCCGTCAGCAGGATAAACCATTTCACCAGATTTCTTATTGTAATGTGGTTTGCCTTCCATAATGCCTTGCAAACACATCAACTTATTAGAACCACGGTCAACTTCGTCAATCAATAGAACTGCGCCACGCTTCATAGCAATCAAAACGGGGCCATCACGATTGACCACATTACCATTCACCAATGTAGGACCGCCAAGCAAGTCGCTCTCATCAGTTTCAACAGAGATATTCACACGAATACACTCACGATTCAACTCCGCACAAACCTGTTCGACCATCAAGGTCTTGCCGTTGCCTGATAAACCAGTAACGAATACAGGATAAAATGCCTTGCTACTAATGATATTCTTCATATCTTTGTAGAAACCAAACGGCACATAATCAGGCCATTTTTTAGGCACAGCAGGCTCAGAATCATCAATCAGTTTTGGTTGACGGAACTCTAATACTTGTGCAGGTTGAGCATATGCCATTTCTGTTTCGGGCTCAATAACTTTACAATCAGCATCGTTTAACTTTACAATACTTTCTTTTAACTTTACAATCTTTTCACCAGATGGTGGCACTTTGTATTGGCCACGGTCATAGCGATATTGTGCCTTGGTAACCAACCAATATGGATACGGGGCGCCAGATTCATTACAAACTCTGGTAATATCATCACGGCTAATAATTGCTTCAGTACCGAAAATAGATTCACAAGCGGTAACAAACGATTTTGCATTTTTATTCATAATTATCCTCTAAAAGAACTCATCCATGCAGCCAAAACTTTTTTGGCTTCACTTCTATTCAAACCAAACTCCAACTCAAGATAAGGTGCGGCACCAAACATATTGGTCACACCAGAATCTCTCAACTGAATTAAATAATCAAAATACTTTTCCATAATAACTTTCTATAAATGGTGGGCGGTCTTGGAATCGAACCAAGTATGCCTGAGGCGACAGATTTACAGTCTGCTGAAGTCACCAATGCTTCTCACCGCCCCCGTTCAAATCAATCTAACAAAATCATGTATTCTTTTGGAAAGAACTCACGAAACCAACTTAAGCCGGCTCGTAGGCCTGCATAGTCACCAAAAATCTCACAACCTTTTAATGTATCATACACAGCAACTGCTTCAGGCGGTAACATACAACCTTCACCACTAAATGGGTTTGTAATATACTCCGAAACTTCTGCAACAAAAATATCTTTATACGGCAGTTTCATTTAATACCTCATTATATAAGTCAATCAATGCATCATCAGTCATTTCAAGATGACGCTCTTCTAACAACTCACGGCACAAACCTACTAAATCACGCTTTTTCATTTTACGAATAGATTGCATTTCCGCATCTACAATCGTAGCGATAGCATCTTTTAAAGAAATATTCATAAGTCAACCATTATACAGGTACCACTAATTAAGTCAAATTTATTTTGCGTTTTGTTGTGTGGAAGCAACACTTTCTGAGTGCTTACATTTACCACGATAGGCATACCCTACGCAATTACAGGTATACTTACCAGATTCTAAGGTGACCGTATAGGTCTTGCCTGAATCGCTTTTGACTGACCAATGAGGCGTATTCTCAAGGCTAGGCACATCAAGCACCACCGTTGCGCCATAGGCGTCCAGTTCCTTGTGTTTGACCTTGATAAACTTACGCCTACGGGTATCAAGCGGTAATGGTTTATGGAGAATTACCATTTCATTATTGCTCGCTTTGGCATATGCCAGAATGTTGGACTTACCATCAAATAGATAAGTGTGGTTAGGCACAACAAATTCACTATTGTCCCATTCTGTAACTTCTTTATATGCACTAATACCCATTATTCATATCCTTCAGCCCAAGTTATTTTTGGATTTTCTCTTTCATACAATTCAACAATATCTTTGAATTTCCACATTGCATCAGTTTCAAAGGTGTCCAACCAATTACTAAATCTACCCCAATCTTGGTCAGTCATTGGTGGTATACTAATCTCTGCACCATATGGTCCTAAACTTTCACCATATTCATCACCATGGCAATCAATACGACCACACGAATACGATTGAATAATCTCATTATACTCAAATGATTCACCAGCTTTTCTGCCAGTTAATTTAGAATCTTCGGTAAGTGTTCGTGTTACTCTTTTGGTTAATCCACGGTCAATATACCATTGCATATTGATAACACCCATCCAATTGGTAGAATATCTTACTGGCATTTATTTACTCTCATCAATAGGTGGATAATCAAGGTAATTGCCAAACTCACTACGATACAAAACCGCATCGTCTAAAATTTGTATCTCTAAATCATAGTGCAATATATCATAATCAAGAAAAGTATAATCTTCACGATATACACGAAACACATGGCGGTCACCAACACGAATAAGAATGCCCTTCATACCTTTGGCTGATTCGGTGCCCCGTAATCTATTCATTATTCTGCCTCTGCAAAATTACAATAAACTTCTTTATAGATTGATTTGATAACATCACCAGCATGGTTATCTGCACAATATTCTTTTACTTCCTGAACATCAAAGAATTGCACATGAATGGTTCTACCACTCTCAAACTCAACCATGTATACACTTTCAAAATCTGCATCATAACTCATACGCCCGCCCATTTAATATGTTGATAACCGCCACACAATACATTACCACGACTGAAATTTCTTGCAGGTGCTTTCCAACTTGCTGACTTTAGAATATCGCCTTGCTTAAACTTTTTGTCATCGTTAATCATAATCCATGAATGAGAGCTACGCTGATAACCACTAATCTGGCCATGCGTCATAATCACATGGATATACTTACGGCCATGTAAATAACTAAACACGGTCTCAGCAGAATGTCCGGTTCGATTATAGTCCGCCTGTAAATGCTCAACATATTCTTGCACACATAAATCTAAATCTTTATAAATGCCCATTATTCACCTCTTGCCCATTGAACACCACGCATAAATGCTTCACGCTCGGTTCTAATTAAATCGGTATCACGGCGGCTACGCTGATATACATCAAACGAATGAGCATAACGCTTGCGAGTAGAACCTTTAAAACCTGGTTGTGGTCTAGGACCACGGAACATTACATAATACTTGGTAAAATCAATAAACTGCTTGATAGTTTCATAATTGTCCATTGGTACACCTTTATAAGATGAACGAAAGCTTGCGGGCGCATACCAATTTGCAAATACGATTTTCATCAAATCTTCTTTTTGTTTATAATTTAATTTCATAATATATTCCTAAAAAGATGTGGTCTTACATCCGACAGAATGCCACATTCAAACAATTAACTTAAATTGATAATACGACCAGCATATTCCATAAAACTCACTTGATGCGGTACAAACACAATACGACCAACACGATTTTCCTTGTGAGGCGTGGTTTCATACTTTTCAAACTTATCTGCCGTCACGGTAATTTTAAAACAATTATAACCTGGTTCTGTGCAATTCACTTCTTCAACCACACCTTCCACAAAAGCGTCATCACGACCTGCCATTGGACGAAAATCAAATGCACGAATAATATCACCAACTTTTGCTTTGCTAAAATGATTCATATATTTTTCTCTCAACTAAAACAACCATTATACAGGTACCACACTATACCACAAGCATTGTGTCAGATTAGGCGTAATGAACTTGGTCCTTACTTTTAATAATGTTGTATCCACACAACAGCTTTTGTTCGACAAACAATTCGGTAATCGCCTGATGATCCTCAAAACCTTGTTGCAACGATTTTAATTCACTAATTACAAAGCTCCACTTTTCCATATTTTCCTTAATTAAACATACCATAACTATAAATCACCAATAAAACTGTATTCAATAACCAAATATTCATTTCTTTAATTCTAAGTCCCCATATTGCATAGAATAAAGAGCCAAGATTAAAGAGATAAACATTATAAGGCATTTTCAAAGCGGTCAGGACTGCGCCAGACAATATACACGCACAACCTGACCACTTCAATACATTATTCATATTACCAACTTCTCAAATTAAAACATTCAACTTCCACAAATTCATCTTCTACGCCATCTGGTATTTGCTTCTCAATTTCATTAGCAAAGCTAACAGCGGCATCATTATTATCAAATGCCTTCAGATTAACCCAACCATTTTCTGGTCCAAAACTTTTAACGATATAAATTTCCATAATTATTCCTTGTTATGCAACCAATCCATCGATTCACTAATACAACCATCAGCGCAGCTCATATTGCGCTCAACAAAATCAATACCATTTTCACAGGCATAATGATAAACATCAGATAATAAATCTTGTGCCATTTTTAATTTAACTTGTATTTCACTTTTGGTCATACTTTACTCCATGATAAATTCATCAACTCAGCAGTTCTGGCATAAATGTGGTTTTTACCATCATTACCTTCTTCCAAATATTCTGTATAATGTGAATATTCAGAATTGCTGACATACTCTAAAATATCAATTAAACTATCTAATTGATCCTCAGTCATTTCTACTTTAACCATCGTTTTCTCCAAATACGGTTGAAATATCCCGCTCACGCAGTTCCTGCTCTAATTCTTCATCGGTCATATTATAATAACCTTGAAAACCCCAACGCAATACAGAAATGAAACCTTCATCAAAACCATTCTGCATTGCATCTAAGTCATC